CCATTTTCTAATTTTTTACCAAAATATCCATCACCAAAGAGAAGTTCATACCTTTCATCTTGAACTTCTTGTAAAAGATAGATTTCAGAGTTCTTATTCAGGTTTAAAATGTTCTGGGCAAGCTCATATTCTCTTCCTTCACCAGAATCAGATGCTCCCTTGACTTTTACAACGATTGTTGAAGTATCAATGAAGGGATTTTGTAAAATAAAGCGTTGATCTAACGATCCATCAACAACAAATTGTTTTTTTAAGTAAGTTCCTTGGCAAACATCAAGGTCATTAAACTTAGCAGTTCCAGAATTGATAGTAGTGGTGACATTTTCTGGAACTGAGAAGACAAATTGACTCTCATTAACGCTTCCTACGCATACCAGACCCGCCTCTAAGGTCATTGTAGGTGATGTGCTTGTGGTTTGTACCGTCAGATTAACACGCGCCTTAGCGGCGCTTCTGGAGCGAGGTACATAACCAATATTTCTTGCCAAAGAAACAACATTTTCTCTCAAAGTTGCCGAATCCAAGAAGGATTCGTTCACAATCATGTTTGAGTTATAGGCAGTAATGTAAGTATTATACGCTAACGTGTCAATTAAAACAGAAAAATTAGATCCCTCAAAATCAAAGTCCGTAAACGTAGAGTTTGCACGGAGATAGTCTTTGATTTGGGACCTAATTTGGTCAAAATCTAGATTTGTAAATTTAGTAAAAGGCATATTACCTTGTTGCCTCTAGCAAAAATGAAAATTCTTGAGTAGGAAAGTCCTGACCAACAATATCATAAAAGATAGTAACATTAAATGTGTTATTATCTGGTTGAGGATCTACATCAACCTGCACATTTGCAACTCTAGGTTCAAAATTATCAATTGTGGTGATGATTTGCTCTTCAATTACACTCGCAGTGGCAAAATCAACGAAATCAAAAAGACTTGCCCGTACATCAGACCCTAAAATTGGTTGAAAAAACCTTTCTGTAGGGATCGTCTGCACTAAATTTTGAACAGATCGCGTGATTGCTCTTGCGTTCTTCAAAATTGGCAAGTCTTTTGTCACAGGATGTGGGTCAAAAGACAGACTTATGTCTCTAAATGCTCTTGATTCCCGTGAAATTGCCATTGATCAGTAGTTTTCTTGACTTTATTTATGGCAGCAGGGTCACCATAAACTTCTTGAATCACTCTTTCCTCTGGATCTTCGGTTTTATGTGGCTTAGACCAGTATTCGTGCATGTAATTATTAGGCATTGACCAGTAATCCGTAATTAAGTTTGTTGTTCCCCACATTTTATACATGTGATTTTTGTCCCTATCAACGGGTGAGTTGCCCATTTTACTCCTGATTGTGTGAATCAGAACTTTTTAAGGGGTTTCCATCCCTTCATCATTATTTACCACAGGATATTCTTCCCTTTCTTCAGGTGTCGTCCAGAAATAATCATCACAATCACCCAAACGACCCCACTGAACACCATTCTCTACTTGATACCATTCCGTAGATACCTTAAAGTCAGGTGTTTTAACGTCTTGTGGCGTCAAAGAGATGTCATAAATGCGGCATCTGTTGTTTGGATATAAGGCATATTGACCATTATACAGTTCAATCAAGTTGAATGACTTATGCTCACTTGGCATTTCTGCTGTTGAGTAGTCAATAACATCAGGATCACCATGATAATTATCCAAGGTGCAAATATATTCACCTTTCAATGATCCAAAGTGCCGTGTTCTAACTTCCCATTCCATTGATCCAACATGCTGTTTGCACAGTGTTGTCACATTATAGTCCATACAGTTCCAAAACTGTAGGTTAGGAAGATCTAAATCAGGGTTTGGAGTCTCTGGTTCAGATACAAAGGCACTAATAGGAAGTTTATCATACATCGCCCCATAATCAGGAAGGTACGTTTCAAAGTAAAAAGCACGACCAGGGATACTTTTAGCAGTAACCCAGATACCTTTTACAAATTCACCATGACCATACTCATGGTCACAGAGATATTCTTTACGAACCCAAGTATGAACTGCTGGTAAATTGGTAATTAATTTACTCATGCCCAATCCTTTTCTTTCTCTAAGTATCTATACAAAAGTTCTTCATCTTTTTTAATATCCCGAATAGCAATATAGAAGTCTTCTTCATCAACTCCTAAATTAGGATCATCAGAATGGTTGACATAGTATGCCTGATAGATTCTATCAAGATCACAGTCAATCCAGAACCCTTCTTCATCGCACCATGTTAGGGATACAATGTTATCTTCCATCCATTTTGGTATCTTATCCCAGGGCACCTTTACTGCTTCTTGACGTTCTTTCCAGATAATGGTGCCCTTTGGAATATCACATAAAGAAAAAACACCCACCCCATCACAGACTTTACTGGGTGCAAGGTAGGTGTAGAGGGTCATATCATACATCAACGACCTTGACCACGATATGCTTTAGATTTTCCATTACGAGAAGTAGCGGCGTACTTCGTGTTCTTTCCCGATCCTTGACGAGACTTCTTCGGTTTTCCGGGCATAAACCCGTCTTTGACGACACCGACTTTAGAACGCATTGCCATTAAGAATAATCTCCAAAAACTTTAGTTTCAATGTCCGAGGGACGCGGACTACCTGTCTGATAGTATTCTATCGCCAGGTCATCCATAATATCAAAATACTCTTCCTCCGTCAAGTTCTTGAACTTAGTCTCTCCCTTGATGAGGATTGTGTACCTGTCAGCCATAATCAGATAATACGAGACTTCTCGTGACCAACTCTGATGTTAGGATCACACCAAATCTCATATCCTGCTTCGATAGCATCTAGACAGAACGACACATCTTCTCCACACATGTCCTGAACTTCACCACTCTCAAAGACTTGCATCTTCGGAGCGAACCATGGATACTTGATTTTTTCGTTCTCGAAAACACCATGTTTGATGAGCAACCATCCGAAACCTGCATAATCAACTGTGAATGGTTTCTTACGTTTACTGATAGTCTCCAAGGTTTCGTGATTCATCACTCCACCATTACTACGGAAATCATCTTCATCCATCCAGTGTGCTACAGAGGTTGTCTGTCCATCCTCAGTGCAATACCAACCAGATGCAATGTCCTTGTCCATCAGAACCAACTGAAGGAACTTCTCTGTGTTAAAAACAATATCACTATCAATCCACAACTGATAGTCATACTTCAGTTTTCCATCCCAGGGAATCTGATCAGGTCCACGCAGTACGTTTGCTCCAAGACACTTGCAACGTGCAAAGTTTACCATGGAACTGTAGTCTTGAGAGATCTGAATACTACCTCCCATTTGTACAATATCAAAACAAAGTTGTACAAAGTTTTTCAAATACGTGTATGATACTCCTCGCCCAGGAAGACAGAATACTACTGACTTACCACGAACTATCTCCCTTGCTTTGTCGTAATCATACTGGGGAGTAGATCCCCCTTCACCCTTGACGGGCGATTTTGCCTTTACTGTAAATCCTTTTGCCATAATTTGGTCAACTTGAAATGTGAATGCATTCAATGGTAATTATACTATGAGAACTATCGTATGTCTACTAATCCAGTTCGGTTATCAGTATTGAATCTCCATCAACCTCCATGTTTATCTCTGTGCCCTCATACCACCCAAACTCAGATATAATCCACTCAGGAACCTTGATGACATACTCCCCAGTTACTGTATCGACTTCTACAGACGAAAAATTTTCTCCGCGATTTTTTTTCATACAAGGTATTTCAGTTTTCATTTTTGTTTTATATAGAAAAACTATGAGTTATACAAAGACCTCGCGAAAGCAAGACTTTATAGCTTAGAGGGACCCATGCCTTTTTAAACCGCCGGGGGGCGGCGGCGCGGCGGGGCACTGGTCCACCGCCACGACTGGCACAGGGGATCACTGTCCCCAGATCCACCGTGCTAGGCGCTCCCGCTTACGGAGTGGCATCACCCTCTTGTAGGTAATGAATGGACGCTTGCCCATGGTGTACTCATAACGGCGGATCATTCCTTCTGCCGCCATACGCTTCAGGAGAAGGGTGGCGGTGGTGCGTGCTTCCTTAGGCATCCCCAGCGCCTGATTAACCTCAGAGACGCGGAGACCATGGCGTTTCTTGTCTGCATCCATAGGGAGGACGGAGAGCACTGCCCACTCATAGGTAGCGCCGAAGGACTTGCGGTTGGTGATGGAAGTGAACATGTCAGGTTGGGTGGTTGACTCTTTTATTATAAGCACAGAAGGGACCGGAGTGCGATCCCTTCCGAAAGTCTTCACAATCCGTCATGCCAGGGAGTACCGAACGCTCCCATCATCTCATCGTCAGTCGGTTCCCAGTTCTGCGATTCTTCCTCCCATACCGCTTTGATCTCATCGTGTTGTTCCTTAGGTACGATGCGACCGGTGATCTGCTCGTACCAGTCGCAGGCTTTCTCCCAGTCGCATCCTGGGTGCTCTTGAACGTACTCACGGAGCGCGGGAAGATCAAGCGGTTCGATCCGGTTGATCCGTGCTTCATAGGAGTCGAGGGAAGAAGTGTGGAAATCCATGGTGGTGGGTTTGAACTGGACTAATCATACAGCATCCATCACCAAAATGGGGGTGGACAGTTCCATAAAGTGCCCACTGTTCAAATCCCACAGATCCGTGATAGACTGAAGGTAGAACCTTTTTTAGGGGGGGGGGAGTTACCTCCCCATTCCCATCACCGCATCCATCGCGCCTGGTGTGCCGATGCCGTTAGGGATCCCTGGCAGGATTTTGCCCATACAATGCAACCATCCAAACCATCGGTACCGATAATGTC